CCAGTAGAAAATATGGGTGCTACGCTTTTAAAGGAAGCTGCTAGAAAAACCGTCAAAGAAGCTGGCGATGGAACAACAACGGCTACGGTACTAGCGCACTCAATCTTAACAGAAGCTTATGAAGTGCTAGACGATGAAGGTTCTAGAAATATGAAGCTTGGCATTAACAGTGCCGTTGATAAAGTGATAAAGCACTTAGAAGAAAACTCTGTTCAAGTTTCTGGAAATATGATAGATCAAGTAGCGACTATATCTACAAATAACGACTCAGAGCTAGGTGGTATTATAGCTGATGCTTTCCGAGGTGTAGATGAAACCGGTATTGTTACAATGGAACAAACAGCTGAAAGCGATACAAGAGTAGAAATAGTTGATGGAGTTGAATATAGCAAAGGTCTTACTAACATGGCGTTTGTTACAAATAAATCATCTAAAACCGCTGAGCTTGAAAACCCACTGGTACTCCTTGTAGAATCACCAGTTGAAAGTATTAGAAAAATACAAAGCGTACTTGAGTACGTTATTAAGTCTAATAAATCTTTACTCATTGTAGCTGACTGCGAACAAGCTGTTATATCAGCTTTAGCTATGAATAAAACAAAGGGTAATATAAAAGTAAACGTTATCAACGCGCCTACATATGGTGTTAATAAAAAAGATACATTAAATGATTTAGCTTTGCTAACTGGAGCGACTGTTATAAATGAAGATCTTGGTGATGATGTAGATTTAATTACACCTGATATGTTAGGTACTTGTATTAAAAGTGTAACTAGTCAAAACGATACTATACTACAAGTAACTAAAGATAACGAAGAGGTTGATAACCTTATAAAAGAAATTAAAGATCGCATAGCAAATACAAAAAATGCTGGTGCTATAATTAAGTTAGAAAAAAGACTATCAAGACTTTCTGCTAAAGTGGCTATTGTTAAAGTAGGTGCTAATTCAGAAATTGAGTTAAAGGAAAAGACAGACAGGGTTGAAGATGCTGTTTGCGCTACTAAAGCTGCTATTAAAGAAGGTATAGTACCTGGTGGTGGTATAGCTTTACTCAATGCTTCGCTAAAGATTAAACCTAAGAGTAAAAGCGAAGAGGTACTTTTGAAAGCCATACAAGCTCCGTTTAAAACTATATTAAAAAACGCCGGCATTGAAACGTATGAAATGCCTAAGGTAAAAGGCAAAGGATTAGATGTGGTTACAGGAAATATGGTAAATATGATTAAGTCAGGTATTATCGATCCTTTGCTAGTTACCAAGTCTGCGCTCAGAAACGCAGCATCAGTAGCTACCACTATTCTTTCAACAGATTGTGTAATCAATAATTTAAGAATAGATGAAAGCAGTAGGTAAGAACTTGATTATAAAAATAGAAAAAGAAGTGTCCACTAAAACAAAAGGTGGACTGCTTCTTGCTGAAAGCCATAGAGAAGATATACGTTACAGAAAAGCCGAAGTATTAAACGCTGGTGATGAAATTGTAGGTATAAAAGATGGTGATAAAATATATTTCGATCGTCACGCTGGGCATGGCATAGAAATAGAAAAAGAAAAGTTTCACGTTATAAAACTACAAGACGTTGTTGTAATACTATGAGGCGAAGACTAGAGGCTAGTGATATTAAAGATTTAAACATTTTAAAACACTATCGGATAATTCGCAAATGGGCTTGTAGGAATAACGGTTTAAACGATGCAGAGCTAGAGCTTTTAATATACTTAGACTGCATGGAACATTTCACTAAAAAAGATTTTGAAATGGGATGTTACTCGTTTAGCTGGGATAACAGAAGATGGAACAGGCTTCTTAAAGAAGGTTGGATAGTAGTATGGCGTGAAAGAAACAGGACGACGCAGAAGTATAATATATACAAAGTTTCGTTTAAATGTAAAAGGCTAATCAATACTATGTATAAGATTATGGTTGGCGAGGAAGATATTCCAATTAGTGAAAGACGAAACAAGATAATGCGCGGACAGACATATACTGACAAAGTATTAATTACCTCTGTGTATAACGTAAACAAAGATAAAGAAAGATAATATGGACCACAAAAATCCTTTAAAAATGATTGACCCATTAACTGGTATGGAGATGACAATGCAGCCGCCTATGCCAGCAAATCAAATGGGTGTTGCTAAACCTATGTTTAATCAAACAACTCAAAACGTAGCACAACAAGTATACGGAGGTTTAGACCAAAGACAAATGTCTATGGGAGCGCAAGCACCTTTGTTTTTTACAGATCAAACAGGTGATGGTAAAATTACACAAGCTGATGTTATAAAAGCTAGAACCGAAGGTTATGAAGAATCACCAAACAACATGTCGCCTTTAAACCAAAACCACCCTCAATATTTTATAGGAAGTAGAGAGGTAACAAAGCAAGAATTTGATGAAGACAACAAAGCGCGAAAGGCTAAAACTTATCTAGGTGGAGGTCAAGGTTTAATACCAGACTCTTGGACTGGAGGAAAACCAACTCGTCAATTTCTTAATGAAAGCACATTTTTTAATCCAACTACAACAAAAGAAAAAGTTGCTGATTTAAACGACGCTAGGATGATGAACACTTTTGGAGGTAACAGCACCACCGGTGATACTGACAACAGGATGTACAAGTATTACGAAAAAAGAAAAAAAGAAACACGTCCTAATAGAACAGACAGATATTAAAATAAATAATTATGGATCACAATATAAGTAAATTACTAGGAAAGCCTTCGTTGGAAGGACAAGTGGGTGAGTCACATGTTTGGGACGGGCCATTAGACACCACTGGTTTTCCAATGGGTAAAGGCAGTAGTTCTGGCATTAAAGGCATGCAAGTAAAAAAATACCCATGCGAATATAAAGCCGGACCTATAACACAGCGTGCTAAAGGATTGTAAGATGAGTTTTAACGATTTTAAACTTTACGCTATAAATACAACTACATTGGGAGTAACAACATTTGCTGAGATAGAGATGGGTTTAAAATTGCTATTGTTAGTGGTAACGATTGGTTACACTGTAAACAAGTGGATACAACTTAAAAACAAAAAATAATGTTTAAGTATTTTACTTACGAAGAGTTCGATTCGCCTGATGTACAAGGTAGCGGGCAAATGATGAGTAAAGATCTTATACTTATACTAGACAATGTTAGAGCTGAGCTTGGCAAACCTATAGATATTAACTCTGGGTATCGCACGCCAGCACACAACGAAAAAGTAGGTGGGAAACCTAACTCATCTCATTTAAAAGGTCTTGCAGCTGATATAGCTTGCAAGGATAGTAGATACAGGTTTGAACTTGTAAGAGAATTAATGGAACACGGTATAGACCGTATAGGTATTGGTAATACTTTCATTCATATAGATATTGATGATAGTAAATCACCTAATGTAATTTGGACATATGGCAACTGATAAAAAAACACTTAAGTGTAACAAACCTCGGCGAACGCCAGATCATAAGACTAAATCACATATTGTAAAAGCTTGTTCTGCAGGCAAGGAAAAAATTATACGATTTGGTCAGCAAGGTGTTAGTACTGCTGGTAAAAAAACAGATGCTAAGTCTAAAGCGCGTAGAGCTAGTTTTAAAGCTCGCCACGCTAAAAATATTAAAAAAGGAAAAATGTCTGCCGCTTACTGGGCCGACAAAGTTAAATGGTAATGAAATCAAGAGGATTAGGAGACGACATAGCGAAGTTTACCAAAGCTACTGGTATTAAAACTGTAGTTGATAAACTTTCAGAGGGATTAAATATTCCTTGCGGTTGTTCTGCTAGACAAGCTTGGTTCAACGATAAAGTACCTTACAACAAATAATATGGCTTTTAAATTAACACCACCGTTTTCAATAGACAATACTCCTATATATAGTGTAGACATGGAAGACGGTGTATTAGGTAAAGCAAATAATAACGGTACGATTATTATAAATAAAAATGTATCACCTAATAAAATGCAAGAGGTTATTGATCACGAAATGATACATATAGACCAAATGCGTAGAGGTGATTTAGATTACGATAACAAAAACGTATACTGGAAAGGTAAGGTAATACCTCGCTCAAGTATTAAAGAAGGGGCAAAAAATTTGCCTTGGGAAAAAGAAGCTTACGATAACGCATAATGAAAACTTCTAAAAAAGGATATTTAAAAAATAGCCCTGATGTTAACAAGCCTTACAATGTAATACAAGGCGGCAACATAACAATGAAAGGAGTTGAATTTAAAGTTTTAGGTATAGACGATAGAGGCTATGCTAAAGTAATGTATCCAGGATATGATTATATATTTCCAGGCGCTAAATACGTTATTGAAAAACCTATAAAGTAATAATTTAATTAAATCAAATAAAATGAAAAATATAATTTTAGCTATAGCTTTCTGCTTTAGCTCCGCGTTCGCATACGCACAAGAGTCTTTTGAAGGATCGTGGGCTACGCCTACGTCTAAATATATAACTGTTATTTACGAAGGTGAATACGGTGTAAGAGATATAAAAAATATTAACACCGTCAGTGAAGTTACTATTGAAGAGACTATAATTAAAAAAAATAAAAATACTTTTGTAACGCGTGTTTTGAATAAAAATAATGGTTACACTGTAACAGTTAAATATAAATTAAAAAATAAAAATACTATCATCTGCAAATTTAAAGGTGATATAAATACAACGTTAGTATATAAAAGATTATTTGCAAATAAACAATTAAAAGGATAAAAATGGGATATAAAAAAGGACCAGTAGGGCATATGAAAGCTTCCACTGGAAACAAAGCAGTAGGATATATGGCTGAAGGTTCATCAGCTTATATGTCAGCACTACATCAAACAGATCCAAAAGACGGAGTGGTTGTTACCGGTACGGATAAAACAAAGTCAGCTGCAGATGCTCGTGCAGAGCGTTTAGCTAAAAGAAAACAAGAGTTGGCCGACGCTGCAATGAAAAAGAAAATAGCTAAGGCTAATAAAATAGAAGAGCTTAAATTTAAAAAAGAAGAAAAAAGAGCAGCAGCAGCGGCTGAGCGTCAACGAAAACAGCAAGAGCTTAAAGAAAGACAAGGAAGAATACCTGCAGGTTCTGAAGACACTTCAACAAACTATACGCGAGGACCTTTGAATCAAAATGATCCTAAAGACGGTGCCAAACGAAAATTTTCCCCGGGAGCAGATGTAGATGGTTTTGGAAATCCGGTAATACAAAATGATTATTTAACTGAACGTAATACTAGGTTTACCGCGCCAGGTCCAGCAGCACAACCAAATGAAGGTAGAGTTAAAAATACTTTATATCCTACCAGTGGCACACCAAAGAAAACAGCTAGTGGTAAAACAGCAGTTAGAGAGTATACATACCCATCAACTGGTTCATTAAACGCAAGCGGTTATACTCAATATGGAAACAATAGTACTAGAAACACATTTAACGATGCGTTTAGGCAAGCAAGAGAAAGTGGAGCTAAAACTTTCCAATATGGAAAAGAAGATTACAAAGGCGGTAAAATACAAACATATAGTACTAGACTAAAGGGTTAATAAATGAAAAAAATTCTTCAACTTATAACCGGTGGTCTCATCAAAGATGTTGGTAAAGTTATAGATAACTTAACAACTACAGATGAAGAAAGACTTGCGGCTAAACTAAAAATTGAAGAGTTGCTAGAGCAAGCAGATAAAGATGCTCAAGACCAGGTAACAGCAAGATGGGAGTCGGATATGAAATCCGATTCCTTCTTGTCTAAAAACATAAGACCTATGGTTCTTATATACCTTACCTTTATATTTTCTGTATTAGCTTTTTTTGACGGTAACATAGGAGAGTTTTCAATAGCAGAAGATTATATACCAATATTCCAATCACTATTAATAACTGTGTACGGTGCTTACTTTGTAGGTCGTACGTGGGAAAAAGGTAAAAAAATAAGTAATAATAAAGACAAGTAATTAAATATAAATTAAATTAAATTAAATCAAATGGCAAAAATTACAGACGAGCAACTAGAATCAGTTGTTAAACAACAAGAAGAACTTGGTAGTTTATTAAATCAAATAGGCGCTTTGGAAGCTAACAAACATTCACTGCTTCATAAAATAGCAACTGTAAATGAAGGTATAGAAAATACCAAACAAGATCTTGAAAAAGAATACGGTAACATAAGTATTGATCTTAAAACCGGTGAATATACTATTATAGAAACCGAAGAAGATGATGATCTAACTGTAGTTAAATCAGAGAACTAAAATGGATTCTGTTATAAGAAAAATCAGTATTGGCTCTGACTATAAAAATGATGCTATGCACTATTCCGTAGGTCAAGAGGTTTACGGAGGTCATAGTATAGCTTATATTTTATTTGACAATAAAGATAATTCTTATAATATTCATATAAAGAAAAACAACGAGGTATTGCCGTGGAAGAAGTTTAATTCTAACATGGCTATATCTGTTGAGTATGATTTAGAATATTAATGAAAAGCGTATACGATTTTATTATAAAACCTGTTGGTAAGGTTTATGATAATTCTATAGATGTAGATGGCAAAGAGCTTTTACTAAATACTAGTATCGAAAAACATAAGTTTGTAAATAACAAAGCTATTGTAATTTCTACACCACTTGCTTTTGATACACCTATAGAAGAGGGTGATGAAATTATAGTTCATCATAATATTTTTAGAAGGTACTATAATATGAAAGGTAAAGAGGTTAACAGTAGTAAGTTTTTTAAAAACGATCTTTACTTTTGTCAAATAGATCAAATATATTTATATAAAAAAATATACAAATGGTACGCGTTTGCTGATAGATGCTTCGCTATGCCACTTGAAAATAATAATGATCTAGAGCTCGATAAAGAGCAAAAGCTTATTGGTGTACTAAAATACAGTAATAAGTCCTTAGAAGCTAAGGGAATAAACGAGGGAGATACTGTAGGGTTTACACCTAACAGTGAGTTTGAGTTTATCGTAAATGACCAACGGCTTTATTGTATGAAATCAAATGATATTGTAATTAAGTATGAGCACCAAGAAAACCAAGTTGAATATAATCCAGGCTGGGCAAAGAGCAGTTGAGGAATTAATTAAGGTAGCTAAAGAACCTATTGTAGATTCAGATGATGACATCTCAGCTGATCGTTTAAAAAACGCGGCTGCAACAAAAAAGTTAGCTATATTCGATGCGTTTGAAATACTTAATCGTATCGAAGAGGAAAAGAATATGCTTGAAGATAAACCAAGCGATAGCAAACAAAAATCCTTTAAGGGTTTTGCAGAAGGTAGATCTAAATAATGTACAAGCAAAATTTATTTACTGTACTTGCAGATCACGTAAAACCCCACGTGCTTAAAAGAAATAATAAAAGCAAAAAGTGGGAGTACGGTTATAACAAAGAACACGATATAGTTGTTATAAGTAAGACTGGTCAAATAGGTGATATATATCAAATACAAAACCTTAAAATAGCATTACCACCTTTTAAAGGTAAACTAAACGAGGATAAAGACAGATGGTCTAAAGAAGAATATCCTAAAGAATTAAATAAAATTAAAAGTGTCTTTGAGTGGAATAAATACCCGGAGCACTTTAAAGAAAAATGGTATGAGTATATCGACGAAGAGTTTAAGCGTCGTGACGAAGGTCACTGGTTTAATAACAAAGGTATTGCTACTTACCTTACTGGTACTCACTACATGTACTTGCAGTGGAGTAAAATTGATGTTGGGGCAGCAGATTTTAGGGAGTCAAACAGATTATTCTTTATATTCTGGGAAGCTTGCAAAGCAGACGCGAGATGCTACGGTATGTGTTACCTTAAAAACAGACGATCAGGTTTCTCATTCATGGCATCAGGCGAAACTGTTAACTTGGCAACAATCAGTTCAGATTCAAGATTCGGTATATTATCAAAATCAGGGGCTGATGCTAAAAAAATGTTTACAGATAAGGTAGTACCGATATCAATAAACTACCCTTTCTTTTTTAAACCAATACAGGACGGTATGGATCGTCCAAAAACAGAACTAGCGTACAGAGTACCAGCATCAAAGCTAACTCGTAGAAAGCTAGATCAAGGTGAAACACCTGATGAAGTGGTAGGTCTTGATACAACTATTGACTGGAAAAATACAGGTGACAACAGTTATGACGGTGAAAAACTAAAACTGCTTGTACACGACGAATCAGGTAAATGGGAGAGACCTGATAACATATTAAACAACTGGAGAGTTACAAAAACTACGTTGAGATTAGGTAGCAGAATTGTAGGTAAATGTATGATGGGATCAACGAGCAATGCTCTTGACAAAGGTGGTGAAAACTTTAAAAAATTATACTATGCTTCAGACGTTACAAAAAGAAACCGCAATGGACAGACTAGCTCAGGACTATATTCTTTGTTCATACCTATGGAATGGAACTACGAAGGATTCATTGATACTTATGGACACCCTGTCTTTGATACGCCGAAAGAATCAGTTGAAGGTGCCGACGGGCTTCAAATTGAAGTAGGTGTTATAAACCACTGGGAAAACGAAGTTGAAGGTTTAAAAGGTGATCAAGATAGTTTAAACGAATATTACAGGCAGTTTCCTCGTACAGAGCAACATGCTTTTAGAGATGAAACAAAAGAATCTTTATTTAATCTAACTAAAATATATGAGCAGATAGATTATAACGATGAGTCTGATAACTCTAAATTAGTAACAAGAGGTAACTTTTCTTGGCAAGGTGGTATAAAAGATACTGTTGTTAACTTTATGCCAAATAAAAATGGTAGATTCTTAGTTTCATGGGTTCCACCTATACAATTACAAAATCGTGTAATAATAAAGAATGGAGTTAAATATCCTGGTAACGAGCACTGTGGTGCTTTTGGATGTGACTCATACGATATATCGGGTACAGTAGATAATAGAGGATCTAATGGAGCTCTTCACGGACTTACAAAATTCTCTATGGAAAACGTACCGGCTAATATGTTTTTCTTAGAATATATATCAAGACCTCCAACAGCTGAGATATTCTTTGAAGATGTACTTATGGCTTTGCATTTCTATGGCATGCCAATATTAGCAGAAAATAATAAACCTAGACTTTTATATTATTTAAAACGTAGAGGTTACAGAGCTTTCTCAATGAACAGACCAGATAAATTAAAACTGTCTGTAGCAGAAAGAGAGATAGGTGGAATACCTAACTCATCAGAAGATATTAAGCAAGCTCACGCTGCTGCTATAGAATCTTATATAGAAGATCACGTTGGGCTTAAAGAAACTATGTATGGTAATATGTATTTTCAAGAAACGTTAGAAGACTGGGCTAAGTTTAATATAAACAATAGAACAAAACACGATGCTTCTATTAGTTCTGGTTTAGCTATAATGGCTTGTAACAAAAACAAATATACACCAGTTTATAAATCAAAAAAACAGGCTGTTAATTTATCATTTAAAAAATATGATAATAAAGGCAATATTTCAAAAATAATAAAATAGATGATTTACACTAATGTTAATAGTTCTTTCCCAAGTCAGGTAGTACCAGACGCAGAGAAAAAGACATATGATTATGGCTTAGCTGTAGGAAGGGCTATAGAAAACGAATGGTTTAGAGGCGATAGAGGTTTAGGAGCCGGAGGCCGTTTTGGTAATAGTTGGCAAGATTTTCATAGATTAAGACTATATGCTAGAGGTGAACAATCTGTAGCAAAGTACAAAGATGAATTATCTATTAATGGTGATTTATCTTATTTAAATTTAGACTGGAAACCAGTAGCTGTATTATCTAAGTTTGTAGATATTGTTGTAAATGGTATGACTGATAAAGGATATCAAATAAAATCTTTTGCTTCAGATCCATACGCTTTAAAAGAAAGAACTGATTACGCTTTTAATGCTTTGCGTGATATAACTAATAAAGATTTAATAGAAGAGTTTAATCAAATAACTGGTAAAAACTTTTTTAAGACACCAAATCCAGAGCAGCTTCCTGAAAACAAACAGGAGTTAGATATGTATCTTCAGTTAAATTATAAACAAGCTATAGAGATAGCGGAAGAAGAAGCTATATCTAATGTTTTTGATTATAACAAATATGAAGAAACAAAAAAACGTTTAGCTTATGACTTAACCGTAATAGGTATAGCTGCGACTAAAACTGATTTTAATTTAGCTAATGGTCTTACGGTTGATTACGTAGATCCAGCTAATTTAGTTTATTCATATACTGAAGACCCTAATTTTGAAGATATATATTATGTAGGTGAAGTTAAAAGCGTTACTCTTGAAGAGGTCAAAAAACAATTTCCTTATTTAACAGATTCTGATTTAGAAGAAATACAAAAATATCCGGGTAATGTAAATTACACTCGTAATTATTATGCTCAAGACGATCAGCAAAGTCAAATTCAAGTGTTGTATTTTGAATATAAAACTTATGAAAATCAAGTATTTAAAATAAAACAAACAGATCAAGGTCTTGAAAAAGCTTTAGAAAAGCCAGACACGTTTGATCCACCTGAGAGCGATAACTTTGATAGAGTTCATAGAGCTATAGAAGTTTTATATAGCGGCGCTAAAATACTTGGGCATGAAAAAATGCTTAAGTGGGAATTGTCTGAAAACATGACAAGACCGTATAGCAACCAAACTAAAGTTAAAATGAACTATAATATATCTGCCCCGCGGATGTATAAAGGTCGTATAGAAAGTTTAGTTAGCAAATGTATTGGGTTTGCAGACATGATACAGCTAACGCACTTAAAACTACAACAAGTATTATCACGCATGGTACCTGATGGTGTTTACGTAGATGTTGATGGTTTAGCAGAAGTTGATCTTGGTAATGGTACTACTTATAATCCTCAAGAAGCTTTGAATATGTATTTTCAAACTGGTAGTATTGTAGGTAGAAGCTTAACGCAAGATGGTGATCCCAACAGGGGTAAAGTTCCTATACAGGAATTACAAACATCTTCTGGCATGGCTAAAATACAAGCCTTAGTGCAGACTTATCAATATTATTTACAAATGATACGTGATGTAACAGGCTTAAACGAAGCTAGAGATGGTAGTCAACCAGCTAAAGATTCACTAGTAGGTTTACAAAAACTAGCAGCGGCAGCTTCAAATACAGCAACTAAGCATATATTGCAATCGCTAATGTACATAACTGTTAGTAATGCGGAAAATATAAGCTTAAGAATATCAGACATGCTTAACTTCCCTTTAACTAGAGAAGCATTGCTTAGCTCTATAAATCAATTTAATGTATCTACATTAGAAGAAATAGAAAAATTGAACACGCATGAGTTTGGTATTTTCTTAGAGTTAGAACCAGACGAGGAAGAGCAACAAAGATTAGAGCAAAATATTCAAGTAGCTTTACAGGGTGGTCTTATAGATTTATCTGACGCTATTGATATAAGACAAATTAGTAATTTAAAATTAGCTAATCAGTTTTTAAA